ATGAAAAACCTATGTATAACTTTAATTGCATTGACCTTATCAGGCTGTGCATTGGTTCAGTACAATGATGGTAAAACAGTAAGCATTCAATCTGACGGCTGGTATGGTCTCGATAGCTTGCAGAAAACTGCAAATGCAGCTTGTCAGCAGTACGGAAAATCTAAAGCGACTTATACCCATAGTGCTAACGCCAATCCGCGTTTACCTGCTGGGACTGGGGTACAGAATACTATTTGGGAATGTGAGTAAACACCGTTAATTATCATAGGAGGAAATAATGAGCCTTATAGATTTCAGTTTTTCTGGTTTATCAAAGCCTGGGGAAAAATTAGTCGGAAAGGTTTGTGATGCGGTTGGAATCCTTTATGAGCCTACCAGAATCAGAAGAAAGGCTAAGGCTGAAGCTGATGCCAAGCGAACAGAGTTAGTTTCGAAATTACAACTGGAAGGTATTGAAAAAAGAGCTGCCGAACGTTTTTTGAAACGTGAAACTAAACGGCAAGAGAATATTGAAAGCATTACAATTCAGGCGGCACAGAATCTTAACGATGAAGATAGCGTAAGCGACATTGATGAGGACTGGATCGAAGCTTTCTTTAAAGAATGTGAAGATGTAACTGATGAGCAGATGCAAACATTATGGGCAAGAATCCTTTCTGAAGAGGCAAAATCTAATGGTTCTTTCAGTAGAAGAACTCTTAGACTATTATCTACTTTAAGTAAAGAAGAAGCTGAACTCATTACTTATTTTGGAAAATTTGTATGGCAAGCAATTTATCTTACACCTATCCTATTAGAAGATGCAGATGGAAATATTGAGGGTATTAACTTTGCACAACTAGCAGCATTGGATTCTATGGGGATAATTCAGCAGAGCATGGGTTATAGTTTAACTTACAATGCAAAAGCATCCCGCATGGATTATTATAATATAGTAATGCGTGTTGAATTTAAAAGCGAAGATAGCAAGGATTGGAGAATAAGAACCGGGACAGCCTTGTTAACACCAGTTGGACGTGAAATTATAGCAATATGTGGCTCAACTCCAGACTATGAATATTTAGATAAGTACTTAAAAAAAATCAATACAAAAGAAAGCACGGTAAGCATAACGATAACAGAAATAAAATAAACATATACGATACTCGAGAGGTAATATGTTTCGATAAAAATTCATTCTGTACCATCCCGTGTTGCATTATATTAGACATAAAAAAGTGCAGGTAATTATACCTGCACAATCTTAACTCCCACCCAGCAACAAAATCAGCACTTGAAAGATCTGCCCCAGCGGTAAGCTGAATATCACAATGCCGAAATAGTCGAGCAGTGGCACAATTACATAATTCCACGCAATAATAAATGCCAGCACGTAACCTAAACATTGACGCCACGTGAAGCCCTGACGAGTTTCCTCAAGGGTGATTTGATTTTGATCATGATTAGTCTGAAATATTAATTCACTTTTTGTTTGCTCTTTTTTCTGGAAAAATGCAAAACCACTTTTTATTAGTTCGATGATTGCCGTAATCATTTTTTATCCTTTTGAATCTGGCAAACGCACGAATAAACGCGATGCCCTTTGAAAACGTGATTAAAACAGTACAGTACCTTCACGTTTGTATTAATTTCGAGTAGTTCAATTGACAGTACATCACCTTCATATACACGAGGCGTATTATCATGATTGAATGTATAAACCACTAAATCACCCTGAGAGTTATCGACTTTTTTCTTGATAAACTTGCTACCAGAAAATTGATTATCATAGGGGATTGTCACACTGACAGGCTTCACAGTCTGGAATGAAAACTTATCCAGAATGGAGTGATCGTAGCAGGGGAATTTTTCTAAATCGTTCATTATTTTTTCCAGCGATAGTCAAACGTACCGCGTAATTTTCTCAATTGTTCAATTACTTTTTTCTCTGTCTCGTCAAAGAAGTCAAACAGGCGTTTTCTGCCTACGGAACCGTAGTAACCAATAACACGTTTTTCTTTTGCAAGTTTGGGATTGCGTTTAGCAGATTTTTTCGTCGTGTCGATTAGGTACGTATTCCCGTTCTTTGATTTAACCTTCTTATATCTGTTGTCTTTTGAGCGGGCACGCAACTGTACAATATTCCCCTGCTTGCTTAATTTCGCATTTGAGGTAGGTATAATTTTTGATTCGGGGACTGCATATTTTGGATCAAGAATGTATTTAAGATATGAAGCCTGTGCTGGCAGTACTACTATCTGATTAACAGTTTCGTACTGATTTTCTTTCTTGTTTTTGAAAATCATACTGCGAGAGGTGAAAGGTACTACCCCACCCTTCACTTCATAATTCAGTTTAGTTTGCATTTGTTGCGTGACAGTACGCATTTTCTTACTGAGTTCTTTATTGAATTTCTTACCGATTTTAGGAGCATTATTGTTTATGAATCGCTTCATATCATTGGGACTGTTGCCCTGACGCCATGTCATTATTTTAATTCCTCTATTAGCGTTTGCAGTACCCGAAACAGTTCATTGCCATCTTTAGGCAAACGGGCTTTGCACATTATAGCCCTGTTAAGATTATTGGCCTGGAGATCATAGAAACTTATCAGGGCAGTCTCAACTAAGGCCGCTTCATTACTCGTTTTGAAACACCACAGAATGTATTTCACATAATCAAATCCAGATTCAATCATTGAATTGACAGTTTTACTACTGCCTGTGTATGTCTCCCAGTCACTCGCTTTTGTAGCGTCTTTCAGATCGGCAATATCTTTCAGCTTTCTGTAAACATGCTTCATACCGATATAAAAACGCCCATCATCGAACCGAATCAAGTATACAAAAGCACAATAATTACCTGAGTCAACATCTTTTATATCCCATGTAGTTGGGTTATATGCCTGCCACGCTTTTTCAATTTTCACAATAAATACTCCATATAGGATTATTTATCGGGAAATTGACCAAATGGAATTGAAAGAAAGACTCAAAATCTATGAAGGGACCAAAGAATATCAGGCAAAATTCAAGTACTTCAGGGATGGTAAGTTTTACCCTTATGCGGATTCGCTGGGTAAAATGACTGTAGGTTATGGTCATCTCATCACTAAGAATGAAGATTTTAGTGTTGGCCTGACTGAGGCGGAGGCTGATGCATTATTAGATACAGATATTGCCATCGCCGTTACAGCAGTTCAAAAGTTAGGGCTGACTGTCCCCAGTGACTGGAATGACTTTCTTGTACTGATGATCTTCCAGCTGGGTTTAGCCGGAGTTCAGAAGTTTGAGAAGATGTTAGCTGCACTTCGAGTACAGAACTATTCGCAGGCTGTTAAACAGGCGAAAGACAGCCTGTGGGCACGTCAGACACCATTTCGTGTACTGGATATGGTAGGACAATTAAAAAACAAATAACAAAAGGGGCTTATAGCCCCTTTATTCTTTTTCCAGAATCGTTAGTATACGTTCGATCTTAACATTCATCTGGTTAATCTGACTCTCGACACTTTTAAGTGATCTTTTTAATTCGTCTTGCTCATTTTCCAGTCGATTTAAAGTACTCTCAGTCAGAACTAATTTAGTTTCAACCTTGATTACACGGTCTGCTAATTGCTTACCGTCCCCTGATTTATCTCTGTACAGAGTCCATAAAAATGAAATACCTGAAATAACGAGAGCCACAACAGCTCCAACTTCCATATTGCCCCATTATTATTTTTTCATGGGGCATATGCCCCATATTATTTATGTATTAGCCGTTGCTTACAGGGTTTTCGCCTGCCCGGTACAGCAAAATATCAAGCCTGTCACCTAATGCCTCACCAATACTGATGCCACAACTACCACTACGATCATCCTGTGCCATGACGTAGATGTAGTTCATTTTGCCCCGTCCTACCGCAGGAATAATGATGTTATCCACGTCAAACGCTTTAGGAGCGTACTTTCCGCCTGTACCCGCATCGAATGTCCAGATTAACTGGTTAGCCATACCATCACCGCCCATGAATACCTGAAACAGGTTCCATTTCCATGCACCAAAAACAATGTGAATATTGCTGTTCATTACCCGGTCAAAATCCTCACCATTGATACGCAGTGCCGTATAAAGCCGTCCAGCCACAGGCGTTCCGCCCCATATGTTAGGGCTTGTTGTAACACCAGACGTTTGGGGTCTGCACTGATCACCGAGAATACGTGCAGCAGACAGAGTACCTCTGATGGTACAGCTATCATTGATAACTACGTTATCTAACGTACCAGACGTTGCCTGAATATTCCCTCTGACATTGACGTTACCAAAGTTTGCAGACCCGTTTTTATTGATCATCCAGCCATTCACGCCGTCCCAGTTACTACTCTGTATCTGCTGGGCAATTTTGGCACTATCAATTATGCCGTTCTGGAGATGGGCATTCAGTACACTCAGCTGTGCGATCTTCGAACTGTCAATTGCGGCGTTTTGTATCTTCGCACGTGACACACTCAGATCATTAATCATCGCCTCATTAATAGCCGCCGTTGCAATAACTGCACTGTTAATAAATGTCTTACCGTTCTGAACGACAAACGGATAAATCTTATCGCTCTGTTTGGCAGAGTCAGTACTGATAATGCTGAAACGGTCTGCCATCACTGTAAAAACAGAGTCTTTCTCATCAGCTGCAAGGGCTATGCCTGTAACGTTCCCGTTATTACTTACCTGTACCTGCCAGCGTGACCCCAGCTCATCTACAATCTGTTTTTCAACAATGCCGGTAGCAACTTCGCTGTTTAACAGATTATCAACGACATCATCGTTGAGCTTACTGTATGGCACCTTCGTATTCTGGTTAAACCCGATGGTAGGCGACCATACCAGTTCATCCTGTCCGAACACGTCATATGCTGAAACCCTGGCGTACCATGACCCGTCCTCTATACCGAAAGAGGCACTGTAACGGTTGGCACTGCTGAAGTACTTCATACCCGAACTAAAGCCCTCATCCTTAGCAAGCTGTAGTACAACGCCTGCATAATCAGACACGTTAGATTCAGTCCAGTCGATGAATACCGAATCAAAACCACTACGCAGGTTGATACCCAGTAGCTGCGGATGCTGAGGGTTACTCACCTCAATCTGTACTTCCTCAGAGAAGATATCAGTACCCCACCCATGAGCCACGATACCGAACACTCTGTAACGGCTCAGGCCGTCGCTGGTATTCATAGCGAACGTGTAAGTCCATGTGTTAGTGGTTGTGTAGTACGAGGTAATGTACTTACGATAACGGTCATATACGCGGATCTCATAGTACTTAAAGAAGTCCGCGAACGTCTTACCATTCACGACAGCACTGCTCTGATCATCCCAGCGAAAAATAAAATCCTGTGCATAGGTCTGGTTCAGACCCATATCATCATTGACCATATCCAGATTAGTGATTTTAGGCATGGCAAAAATGATCTGTGGCATCTGGTTATAGATAGCCACCATTTCAGATGAATATCCGAGCGTGTTGTACGCCTCAATGGCAAAATCGTACTGAACGCCGTAGACGAGATTCAGTATTTCAAATTCTGTCGTATATTTCCCGACTTCCCCGCCCTTTGTCCATACGGTTGAATCGCTTCGCTTGTACTTGATTTTGTAACCACGAACCGAGGTATCCTGACTCAGATCCCACGTCAGCAGCACAGCGTTACCTGAAGCGGTAGCACCTAAACGCTGTGCTCTCAGGTTGCCTGGAGGTGCAACGTATGTAGGATTAGGTAGATTAGTTAAGCCGTTTTGAGGAAACTTGCCAGGGTCTTTACCCTGATAGATACCGTCATCATAGGAGATTGCAGTAATCTGAATGATACCCGTTTTATCTACAGTCATCGGTACAGTACGGGACACTACCCGATATTTGTTATTGACGAATCCGGCTTCCTTGAAACTGATTGTGAACACATCGAACACTTTCATATCTGTGATAAAAGTATTAAAGGTAATTGTATTGCTTATGTACTTAGACTTTAATAGCTCAATATTACTCAGAGTCGCTAATTGCGTTTTATCCTGAACCCATTTGTAATTTAAATCTTTCTTAATGATATAACCATCAGCCGCTACAGTACTGTTATTAATTGCATCACTTGGATAACGAATGATATCTTCTGAATAGTCATTATCTGGATTCGTATAAGTACTGTCCATTGTATTGACGTAATCAGCTTTAGTCCCTGTCGTGATATTAACACTGCCGACAATATTACTTTCATCAAAATGCTGTACTGCAATATCAGGTGCATCAACAGTCATATAGAGCACGCCATTAGATTCATAGAGTACACCGCCGAACGTACTTAACATAGCCTCAAGGTTTTCCTTGAATGACTTATCGTACTGAATGGTGCCGTTAGAATATAAATGATTTGCCTTACAGTAATTAGCCATATTACGGAAACTGGTAATATCAATATCATTTGGATTCAGTCCGAAACCAAAATCTGTATCCGTCATGAAGTCATAAATCTGGCTCGGCGGATTTGAGGACGGCTTCTTGATGTTGTCTGTCAGGTCATAGATTAGACGCCCCTTCATCTCTACTGAGAGCGTATAATTCATGTTAGTCAGAATGCCATCGATCATTGAATCGTTCGTTTTCCTGATGACAGTACAGATCTGTACGAGACCATCACCCCGCATTTCATCTGTCCAGCGACCCCCATATTGACGGGCCAGCGTCATTGCACCGCCGTAGGACGGCTTCCCGAAACGCACTTCTAACTGGAGATAGTTCCGAAACTTAGGCAGCATCATCGAGGTGGGTAACTGCCCCTCTGCCGTGATGAATGCTCCATCCACGAGGATTGGTGCGTTATCGATATAAATCTGTTTAATTACTCCGCCACCCTCAGTACCCGCTCCCGGCGTCAGGCCAATCTCACCGATGCTGATGGCGTGTACAGTACAGAGCTGGTTAGATGTACCGTTGTATACGTTCTGCCAGACCACGATAGATCCGGCTTTAATGAATGCCTCATCCAGGTTATTACGGTTCGTACCACCGTATACGATGGGGATACCCGTACTGGGGCTGGTAGACCGGGCATTACTGCTACTTGTACTGGGATATGAAACCCCAGATTGTCCGATGTTCATCATCTGTGATGATGAGATGTAACTGAGGGCTGCTGAACCCAGTCCGATAGCAATGATTGCTAATGTACTCAGACCTGCCGCATAAGCTGCTGCGGCTGCACTGGCTCCCGCGATGAGAGCGACCCCTAAAGCTGCAACTGCCATTACTCACTACTCCCTGTAAATCTGTATATTTTTTCTTTTTCCATCGGGCTGTAATAGGTAATGACATAGTGAGTACCATCTTCATTCAGTACTATCACCTTGCCACGCCAGAATACGGTGCAATGACCAGAGGCAATAATAATATCGCCATCCAGTGGCTCATTAACTAATTCGCCCTTTGCCCTGCACAACCCTGATAACGTAGGAAATGAGCAATTTTCCTTTGCATATTTCCTGCCTGCTGTTGGCGTATTGTATTTCTGATAAATTTCATCGCGGTATTTTGACCCGGTGATCATATCAATAACTGTCAGACACATAACGTGGCAATCATTCTCGCCATACACTAACTGCATCCCTGCGAGAGTACTTAAGTACTCTGTAATAAATCCATTTTTCATTTACTTCTTACTCGTTTTCCAGTACTGCTCACTCGCATTCAAAATACCTATCAGATCAAAGAATTTATCTCCCGGATGGGTACTCTGATGAATACTCGTGCTTGAAAGCAGCCGCTGTGTCTGGTCCAGTTTTTTCCAGAGACTGGATAAATTGACTGTGGTTGTATTAGTGGTTTCTGTACCCTGAACGTTAAAATCAGAGCTGAAATTATCGATATAACCACTGAAAATCCGGTAGGCGTAGAGAATCGAGCCATTAGCAGGATTGACGATACCCATCCAGATATTAACTTTGGCGTCAGTCCAGAGACCACGCAGGGCACTACTCAGGTATTCCTGATTGATATTATTCACTTTGAAAGAAGTACCATTATTGTTTATCTGGTTCTTCTCTACATAGTTTGCAAAACTTGAATCAAGAAAATCAGGTACAGAGGTATACGTGATGCCGTTATAACTCTGGTCTGAGATGGCATCTGTCAGATAAAGGTTGCCGCCCTTCGGCGGAAAAATATCGATGAGTTTTACCATAATGCCGCACTGATATAACTCTTTCTCAGTGAGAATGGTTTTACTGTCGCCCCTCATCGTATTCCAGTAATTGACCAGTACTAGATTGTTTAATACATTATTTGGGATAGACATATCAACCCCTGATATTTTCAGTAGCGTTAATAGTGATTTCCATTACGTTAGTACTGGGTAGCTCATAAACTGAGTTCTGAGGATTGAGGACAAACGAACCTTGCAGGTTATCAAACTTAATCACTTCGCTCGTCTGGATTGCCCTGATTAACCCCGGATAAATGGAAATGGTATAACCATTATTTGCTGTGATTCTGTAGAGCTTCTTGTGCCCGTTAAACTGAATCAGGGAACCGACTTCCAGAGTATTACGGCTAGCTGTAACTGAAGATGCCCCTGCGGCAGCCGCTGCCGTAGCCTGGACAGCCGTTGTCTGTGTGCCATTGTACTGACCCCACCACCCAAGCGACATATCAAATGGTTTACCCGATCCGTACTGCCCATAAAAATTAGCTAATTCAGCCCTGTCTTTCTTATTCACAGTCACCTTGAATGTCAGGGTAAAGTACTGTACGCCAACCATTCGGGTTAGTGTTTCTCCTGACCAGGTTTGAGTTTGATATTGTGGCCTGTTATCGCTAAGCACAAAACCGCTTATTAATGCGTTATTAAACATGCAAATAGTCCTTTATTAATAAGCCCACATCCTGTGGGCTATATTGTATTTATACGTTTTTCTTCTGAGACTTACGAATAACCTGAACAATCGTATCAGCATGTTTATCACACAAAGCCTGAAACCTAGACTCTGTTAGCTCACCACTGTTCTGTATGATTAGAGGGGCATCAATTTTAATTTCCCCAGTACTGTTACCTCCGTCCTGGTTATTGAGGTATTTTGTCAGGTCCTGGTTAAGCGACTTCCCTACTACACGTTCGCCTTTTTCGAGATTATACGTACCAGTCGCCGGGAGTGAATCCCACCCGTCATGTGCCTGACCCTGAATCTTTGTACCCTTAATGGTACTCATGATCTTGGCACCCTCAGCTGCCACTTTAAGGCCCGCCGGAATCCCTAAAGGCCAGCCCAATTTCATGGCCTCTGAGATGCCCTGCTGGATGTTGATCATGCTCTGAGCTACTGCAATCCCCTTGCTGATAGCAAATGCTGCAACGGCTGCGGCGTTAGACTCTCCGAACGCACCCGCCATCATTGTTCCCAGATCCTGTGCTCCGGTAGCGTACATACCTAGCGTTTTGTTTGCAGCGTCGATGTTAGCTTGTGCGATCTTGTTACTCGTAGCGTCATTGATAGCCGCCATACGATCCTGATACTGCTGATAGCCCATCAGCTTGGCTTCATAGAGCTGCTGATTTAGGGCTAGTTCTGCCTGTCCGTCTGTACTGATCTTGTCCAGAGTAGACTGGTCCGCCGTCATCTGAAACGGATCGGTAGTGCTGATACCTAAACGCTGATCCTGTGCATTCTGGATGTCAGTGAGCTGATTACCGGTGATGTTCTGACCACCAATGGCGGCAATGTTCTGCCCCAGCTTTTTCGGGTCCGACTCATTCAACATTGATTCGGTCATATCTTTGAACATGCGTTTACGGGATTCGTACTGGGCCTGAAGCATTTTTGTCACTTCTGACTCAGACGTACCCAGAACCTCTGCACTCTCTCGTATACGCTGTTCAATGGCGTTCTGTTGCTCTGTAAACTGCTGCACCTGTACCTGAGCACCAGAGCCTGCAATAGAGGTCATGGTTTGCTGTAATACTTTCTGTGCCTGTATACGTTTTGCATCTGCCTGTTTCTGAGCTGCCTCGGCCTTAGTAGCCTCGGACTCGGCTTTCTTTTTGGCGGCATCGGCGGCCTTGTCCTCTTCAGCCGTGAGGCTCTTAACGAGATCTGCACGTTTTTTCTTATAGCCCTCAGTCAGGGTGTCGATATCAGCCTGCATGGCTTTAGTATTGCCGCCATAAGCCTTGAGTACACTCTTCTCAATCGCTTCCTTCGTCTGCTTGTACTGTACATCCAGTGCATCGATAGAAGCTTGTGTAGCTTGTTTAGCAGTCTGGAAAGTTTTCATAGAAGCACTGATAGTACTTTTCTCTACGCCTTTATTGTATTCAGTGATAGTACTCTTCAGATTATCTAAATTAGCCTGTGCTAAACCCACGGCAAAACTTAAATTATTATTGAGTTGCTTAGAGTCTTTTTCGCTTTGAGATACCAATTGTTGACCAAAAATAGAACTATTTTTGAGTAGGTTTTGTTGAAAACCCTGCTGATAGTTTTTAACGCGATCTAACCCCTCCTGTCCGGTAGCAGCGGCTGCGGCGGCAACAGGTTTACTATTAAGTATACGAGTCATTAAATTTAAAATATCAGCCAGATTACTGGCGATTGGTGCAATCGCAGAGTTATTCCATTTTTCCCATGCAATACTTAATGTTGCAGTACTGGCACGGTATTTCTCAAACGCTGCACTCTGCTCTTCAGTTAGCTGAACTTGTTGAGTACTTAATTTATTATTATATTCCTGCTCTGTATTGTACTGCTTGAGTACTGTAAGCCTTTTCGCTGCATCACTACCCATTGTTTCAAACATATTGATCATTTGAGATGCACTGAGACCCTGTGCCTTAGCTGCAAAATAAATGTGTGCGTACACGTCCTCACCAGCATCAGCCATCTTCTGTAGCTCCAGAACGTTCAGCTTCAGCGGCTGGATAACGTCAGTCAGCATTGAACCTGCACCATTGGTGAGGGCATCGCCTATGCGGTCTTTGAGGTCCTTAGACTGATTGGCTACACTATCGATTGTTAACCCTACAGCGGCGTACATGTTAGCCATCTGTTGTAACTGCGTAATACCTATCTGTGAGAGAGAGCCAGCCTGAAAAATTTCGAAAGCCTTTTCTGACTGTGCGGCCACTTTTGCCATAGTTCCGGCTATTGCCAGTCCTGCTACACCAACAGCCCCGGCGAGGCTCCCTACAGCCATTGATGTTTTGGACAGGCCAGTAGTGATCCCACCGAACGAGCCTCCCGCCCTGTCAGAAAAATCGCCGATACTGTTCGCCGCATTTTTCAATGATCGCTGAAGCCCGGATTCATCACCCCGTATTTCAAATATCATTGCCTGTAAATTATTTTGTGCCATTTGGTTTTACTCCCATCCATTGAAGCATATTTTTCTTCTGTTGTTCCGCGATCCGTTTCTCTCTTTCTTCTTTCTGCTCTTTTATCGTTTTGGTAGAGATTAAATTCAATGAATCCAGCTCGTGAATATTGAACTTAGGAATATCTTCTTTCCTGATATTGCCAGTACTCAACCATATAGCCTGTAGTAGTTCTGTATGGCGAATCTGTTCAACCTGAGCAGAATCAGGGTTTACAGTTTCGTTATATATCAACAGGTAATAGAAAAGCAAAACGGGCATGGTGCAGAGTTCTTCCACACCAAACCCGTTTTTATTCAGAAGTGATAACGCCAGTTTGAGAACCGGATCGCGTCTCACTTTGCCTCGACATCTTCCGGTTTGAACGCTTCGGCAAATACGCGACCAATCTCATTATTCAATTTTAACTGAATAGTCAGGTCTACATTTTTTTCGACTTGTTCTGCTGAATCAAAAAGTTGCTTACCGGATTCATCTACTACACAATAAAAGATAGCCTTAAATGGATCTGCAACTTCAGCATTGTCTTTAATCGATGGTAGTTTGATATAAACAGTAACAGTGTCTGTTAGTTTAAATGGTGTCAGTTTTACACCAATTACACTCATTAAATTTTCAAAATCCATTCTTCATTACTTCCCGGAAACTTCACCAGTAGCGACTGGAGCACCAGAGACGCTGACGACAAAATCACGCTGTACGGCACTGTCAAAGTCACCAGAGATGCTGTCTGATGTCACATAGCCGTTGACGATTGAGTAGTACGCCGGGCCGCTGGTATCACCCAGATTCTGGAAATAGGTGATTTTCACCTGTACCAGTTTCTGTGAGGAAGCTGCCGCAGCCAGCATTTCCTGTCCGACAGCACCAGGACGCCAGAAAACTGACAGAGTGAGATCGGGTACGTTACGGGAGCCGGGGATCTTCTTGGCGTACTGTTGTCCGAAAGTGTTGATACTGACTACAGTACTTTCAGCACCAGCAGCTGCCGGAAACGCCGCGAGTTCTTCAACCACTGTATAAGTGGTTGCCTGAACGCCACCTACTGGAGCATCAGCGATTTCCACTTTGACGTTGTTAGCAATAAACGTTGAGGTAAACATTTTTAATTCCTTTAAAATATAGGGTGAAAAATCCGTTTCACCCCTCGTTATTATTTATTTATACGTACAGGTTAAAGTACTTCATATATAGAGCTAAACCCCTGAGAAGTTCGCCTGTATAAAAGCCGAAATACATACTGTTGTTTTGCTCTGTAGTTTCATTGCCGGGTCTGATTGCAGGACACCATGTACCATTGATTACATGATTTGGTGAAATTACATCATAATTATTCTGTATTTCTGTAAACAGCAAATCCAATAGTTCATGATCTGGATAACCAGCAATTGCCATCATTGATGCCCCGGCTAACCATAATCCAGACATGTGACCTGTGAAACCATCGTAAAGTACTTCACCCGTATCCTTGAAATATGTTGGTGCATGACCATCATTGTTTTTCATAAACCACTTGAGGTAGTTCATCCAGTTCTGACAGTACGTAATGATTTTCTGCGGTATTGCATAATCTCCACGTTGATAGAGTTCATGTACTACATCACATCCTGCAAAGAATGCTCGCGGCTCGTACCCGCTCCACGCTTCCGCATACCAGTGCTGCATGATAAACGTATCTGGTTCCTCACCATCGGGTAAGTATGCTAATGCGTCCTGTCTGTTCCATACAAAAGCCTGAGCACACGGGCCGGGTAATGCTGGTTTGAACTTATTAGTAAACCAGTTTTGTGCATCACATAGGAAATTAATACTATTATTTAGTCTTGTTTCATCTATTGCAGTACCTTTGAAACACCATATAGCAGGTAATTGATATCCCGGATATGGCAATCCTCGCCAACCTGAATATAGTTGTGCGTATGGATCGGTAATGTTACTGAATGGGATTAGACCCGGCGTATATGCAAGACTATCCAACATATATTGCTTAATTACACAGTCACCCAGGCGTGCAGTATAGCCATTACCAGTACTGTCATTGAATGTTAGGTTAAGAAGTACTGAATAATCTCCAGTACCGCCATCATCATATAGTTCTGGTAGGTCATTAATACAATACCAGTCAATACGTCCTGATACGCCATCAACTGGATCATCATCTAGCAGTAAAGTAAATTCTTCACGTCCAGTTAATGTTGGTTGTACAGGTATTAAATCTGGTTGAATCTCTGCCCCATCTTCTGGATCGATTTCTAGCGGATGGTCTGGTTGATAACTATTAAGTTTGAAATCAGAAAGTGCAAAAGTCTTCGTTATCCATTCACCATTTGTAGCTGGTAGCATTGCCCACCAACGCCAGTTATTCTCATCACTTATACGGAAGTTGAAATTATCATTATAGCTTCGGTATGTGAAAGACAGAATATCCTGTTTCTCATTATCAAATATCCAGAACCCAACTACCATTCCCCCGTCACCATCCATAGTGCTGGTAATAACATTATCATAGTACTTTCCAGCAATACCGGATTGATATTCAAACTTAGTGACTGTATTTGAGCCATAATCCGAGATCATTCGCAAATCAGCAGTAAGGTATTCACCGCCGTCTGGTTTACTGATTCGGGTAAAATGGTTCATTGGGATATTCATTGCCGTAATACTGCCATCTGTATTAGTAATTGGCAGGCCGCAGCGATATTTAATTGCACCCTCTTCTGTTTTGGTTTTATTAACTGTAAGAGATACAGCGAGACTTAAAGAACCACCTGATGTATCTACACCGCCATATTCAACATAGAAATTACTGGTATTCTTGAACTTAAACCATATTGATTGCTGTTCTAGTGTTGTCTGGGCTGTAGCTGACTGGTTAATAACAATGTAACCCTCTGCATCACGCGAGTAAGTTGCCACCTGATCACTCGGATAGAAATAATCGTAGGAAATGCCATCCGTAAACGGCGTCAGGGCAGCTGTGGATTTACGGAAAAACTGGTCAAATTTGTCAATGTCTGAGTAGCCGATACAGGTAATCAGTGAGTTTTGCCACGCTAACCAGTACTGACGCTCTCCGGTAATGTCCCAGAGCAATTTACAGGCCTGGCAAAACCATAATTCCGCATCTGAAGCATTATCACTGAAATCGAGATCCCCATAATTATCGATGGGTACATGTACCGGGCGGTTGTGCCAGCGTTCATTACGTTTCAGCAGATAGCCGCCATGCTCTACCGGGTTACGTGTTGCATAGTTGAAGCGGTACTGACCATTAATAGAAGTGTCCTTGAGCTGTACTGTACCGATCTGGCTGGTTAGCCCTGACTCCAGTACATCCCCGTTACTGTCCACCTTGCGTCCTGTACGATCTACAATCCAGTCTACATCATAGGTAGGCCCTTTCTTCTTCCAGTCCGTAGAGCCTTCAGAATCCCACTCATACACGGTTGCGTTTACCTGGTTCCAGCCTAATGAGGCACGTTCAGGGAATGCGAACCATACAGCATCGAGGTACTCTCCGTAGTTAGGAGAACCATGAGGTATCTGTGTTTGTCCGTTCGTCCAGTTGAACAGTACGCCCTTGAAGCCCCCATGTGTGGGGTACTCCGGATCCAGTGGATAGTTTGCCAGTACCGGCTCTTTACCATTGGCGATCCAGTTACAGCGTAGTGAACCATCTGGCGGATCGGGGAAGGCCACACCGCGAAAGAAGGCCAGGTGATACCCGTTAAAATATTTCTTCGCCAGTTCCAGGTACTTTGGATCCTTTGTTGTCTGATAGACATAGATAGCACCCAGAATAGACAGTGACTGGCCTTCTGTAGTACTGTCACTATCCGGCTGTGCTTCCCACTGAGTTTCTGCAATAAAATGTCTGTTATTCGCTAACAGATAATCCGGATTAAAAACGTAATGCTGAGTTTTGCTGTTCGTCGTTAATCCAGTATTCCGGTCCAGAAATTTTAAATGCCCCTCAATCATCTGTAGGGCATTGCTCAAGTTGCCTTTTCTGATCATTAGTGTAAATCCGCCATGAGTAGAGAACCGTACCAGGTACTGCCCCCGTCTACTGATAAAAATTGAAAAATATCTACAGAATCTTTAGTAAATGTCAGTACTGGAGGACGTCCATAAGACCATATAACATTACCAGGCCACTGGATTTTATTTGCACCAGTCCCCTGAGTAATACATACAGTTACTGTCTGACTGTTTTTATTGCCGCCGACATTGACAATGGATAATTGCGTGTTTGGTACTGACAAGGTTGCAGTGAATACTCGTTTACCATCTGACATATCAATTTCGAGACGTTCTTTTACACTGGAAAGATTCAGGATATCCTGAGTAATTGTAACTTTAGTATCAATATTAGCCTGTAGCACTGCATCTTTTGCATCAATTTGTGCCTTAGAATATGTACCTACATCATTGTAATTCAGTGCAACGTTAGAACTTAACGGATAACCATTCACAGTAGTAATACGCAGGGCAAACAGATCATTCGCCTGAGTACGGGAGTACACGTCTGTAATATCAGCTGCAACTAACTGAATATTAGTACCGGATAGCGGCTTATTATTAATTAAGAAGGTTTTAGGTACAAAAGTACTGTTACTGTAGGACAGACTAGCCATATCGGGTAGCTGTGCTGACGTCAGTGTGATATTACCTGACAGAGGTAATCCGTTTACTGTTACGCTTTTAGCAACAAAATTCGTAATAACCTGATTCTGAGAATAAACATCCAGAATATCAGACGCCACGAGATTCAGTGACGTACCTGATAACGCGTGTCCGTTGAGCTGAAAAATCTTTGGAATGTACGTAGCATCGATTTGAGTCTTTGAGTACACATCAGAGATATCGGCTGCCTGTAGGGTGATGTTAGCGTTCAGTACCTTCCCGTTGATGGTACGGGTGATCGGTACATAACCTGCCAGATCACTGGCGGCTGCTGCACCCAGTTCTGAGAGAGTGGGTTTATCAGCACTGCTGTAGACCCTGTACCATGCTCCGGTAGCTGCACTGGAGAAATTGCGGACGTTAATAACCGGCGTTCCCGTTTTCGATACTACGAGCTGTGTACCGTTGCTGCCGTCCAGATTGGACGTACCGAGCATGTCCGTACCTGTACTGGAACTACCCGCAGGAACTTTAATAAATGCGTTACCGTCACGGCCCTGATAGCTGGGGAACTCTGCTCCGTTTGAGCCTACGCCCCAGTTACCGCGATACAGTTCGATTAGAGACTCATCGAGTACACCCATCGACACCATTTCATTAGGGGCGAACATGTACGAACGGGTAACAACATTGTCATAGTCGGATGAGTCGCTACGGGACGTTAGATAGCCGTTATACATGGCGTAGTTAACTGTCGTGTCGTTCTCGCCTTCATCCGGCAGTTCAACTTTGACCTGAACCAGCTCCTGCGAGTCTACGATAGCATCCAGGCTGCCATGTACTGAGGGTACATAGTTGACCTGAATAGTCATATCAGCATATGTACTGTCACCTGTAGTACGGGCTGAGTACTCTGAATCGTATGTTTCCAGCGTGGTTACAGAAGTACTTTCACCGAAACTGGGGAAGCCTGACAGCTCCTGTACCTGACTGAATGATTTTGAATTTGGATCTGTGTTATTTGTGTCAGTACAGACCCATACAGAGGCTAGATTGCCTGTGAATACCTGGCCCATTATTATTCCCCATATTTAAGTGTAATTGTTTGTGTGTGCACATACAGGGTTTCGCTGGCTTCGGCCTGAGTAGTCATTAAACTGTCATCAATATTGATACTGAAAATCGCCATTGCTAAAGTACTGTTAAGCTCATCGAAAAAACCGGGGCTAAAGAGTGCCTCTAACAGGCTTTCAATCTGCTCAGAAGCACTTTTGAAATTTTGACCCACTGCTACAAATTCAATTCGTAAATCGCAAAGGTTACGGACAGTGGGCGGAATAACCTGCCCATTCTGAACCGTATTAGCCCGTGAGACTTGATTGCGGCTTACAGTACTTTCACCGATATAGAGTTTTACCTGATCTGCTGTCGCTTTTGAGGGATACTGGAGGTTGACGTAATTGATTAATTTATTCATCAGATATTTTCTGACTGAATAGTCTGCTGTATACATTATATTTCCCTCAAATCAACATTTTTAATATAGTAATAATTTGATATACCGCTTCGGTCATCATCAATTCTATTTATGCGAAACTCTTCACCGTCAATGATGAAAGTACTGTTAAGTTTCAGTCCAGATTTGGCAGAGAAATACGTGACAGTCGTTTGTGTTTCCTCAAAAAAAATCTCGTCCTGTTCAAATATGGCTTTAATCGTTAATGATTTTCCATCCTGAACAATAACGAGATTTTCCCCAAAAGCATTTAGCAGGGATTCGCCTTGCGAATCGCTAAAAAATGCCTTCATATTTTAACCCTTACGCGGACAGAGTAAGCTGTACAAAGCCTTCCGGGTTTTTCACGGCAACATCGACATAATGGTAGTTACGGAACACGATACCTAAAGCGGCACGGTGAGTCGTGTCATCCACATCGAGAGTGCTTCCAACCCACTGGGCTACTGCCACGTTATCCTTCCAGTACCCTACCAGGATTGCATCGTCAGCTACGAATGTACTTACCATCAGAGGCACTTCATCCATCAGATATGGCTGATCGTTACGGAAACCATCAGTGAGGGCCACGCCAGCAGTATTGGACAGGAACGGGGTTTTACGCAGTTTCACGTACATGGACGGAGACACAACAGCGTAACAGTCACGAATACGTACGTTCGCTTTCGCCAGCTTCTCAATCACACCCAGAATATCCACTTCGCTGATTTCGCCAGCTACAGCAGTTTTTACCTGAGTAGCCTTGCTGGCTGCCTGGTCCATAATCCATTGCTCAAGGCCGTTACGGGTTTTAGCCAGGAGAGCGGTTTGAATGTACTCTGCTGCATGAGGTGCAGACAGCAGCAGGGATTTCGTCACGCTGCATGATCCGCCGAACAGATTTGGTTTCATTACGATGCTATCGAAAGATGCATCACCCTCTTCCATTGCCTCGCCTTCGGCATATTTACGGAAATTGCCGATTTCCAGTAGACGTGGAATAGTAAACTCGCGTCCTGCTACATCGGTAATAATCTGAATACCCATTTTTGCCAGAATAGTTTCTGCCAGCAGAGGGCGAATAAAATCGCTGGCGTACTTCTGTTCGATAGTGCCCGCAGCAGTTACAGTAGTAGTATTAGCACGAACCATTGCATCAACAGGCAGTACATAGCCACGCTGACCCTGTTCAAAATCGTTCAGTGCTTCTTTGTCGCCCTTGATGCTACGCACCATTGCTTCAATGACAGAATTAGACATGTTTTCGTTATCCTTAACGTTATTTTCATTTAATTTTTCATCCGTGGGTTTATTCAAATTCCGTTTGAACTCTTCCACAGTGACAGTACTATTTAGTGCTTCGGTACAATCTACGTTGAACACCTTAGCAATACTTTCTATCTCAGCCTTACGTTCAGCATTTGACCGTTCAGCTTCTACTTTATTTAGTTCGTTTTGCAGCTCGCGTACTTTGATTTCTTTTTCAAAAGCACGCTTCGCTTCATCTAATTTACGTTCCAGTTCCAGAACTTCATCAGATTCAGCTTCAGTTTTTTCTGGCTGAACATTTGCAACTTCTTCCGGTACGTCCTGTACAGATTCAGTATGCTCCTGCTCAACGTCAGATTTAATTTCATCATCCATTGATTTAACATCCATGTTATTAATTTCTACTTCTCTATTTAGTGATCTTCCAATACCTACATGGTCATCGGCTGGTACGCTCACCATTGACAGTTCTGTGATTAATACCGACGTTACGTAGAGATTATTTCCCTCAAAGAAATAATCGCTTATCTGATAACCACAGCTAACTTTCGTCAGGATCCCCTCCTGAACCATTCGCCATTTTTCATCACCGAGTCCTACACTGGAGAATTTAACTAACGCTCTTCCAACCTTGTCCTCATCAATTCGTGCTGAAATAACGCGTCCTATATGCTGGTCGTAATCGTGATTGAATAACAGAGCGGCTCCGTTATTCAGGCGACTTAAATCTACGTTTGATGGCGTGGTCAGCAGAATTTCATTATAGATCTGCCCGTTGATTTCTCGCTCAACGGGAGTTTCACTCATGAAAGCGATTTCTACAGTGCGGCTTTCTTCGTTTATTGTATTACTTTGAGTCAGTTCCCTGGTCTGATTCAGATTCAGCTTCAGACTTTTCGACATTTCCGTGTCCATTATTTATATTTTCCTTTTCTGTTTCGTCCCTTTTTCCTGAGTTTTCCTTTTCAATTTGTGCAAAAACAACTGCCGGGTCATTACCAAGCTCAGAAATGATCTGCTGTTTAGATTTCACACCCATCTCTAAAAGGAGCTGCTGATACTGTGCATCACGCAACGGTTCGATGCTCGTAGTAGTCTGGCTGATGTACTGTGCAGTACTGGCATTGTCAAAATCAGAGAACTTGATACCTTTGACAGTATTATTTAGCATCGCCTGACGTAACCAGCGTATATACAAAGGTTTCAGTACTTTTACCTGCATTTGATTAATACGGGCACCGAAAGTACTTGCCTGAATACGTTCTGAGAGTTTACTTGCAGAATATGAAGCCCCTGAAACGTCTCCGGTTAGAGCCTGAACGCTGATATTGAGGCTCATTGCAATCAGGTTCATTTGCTGCTTAATGAAAACTTCTAATCCGTCAGTTGCCGCTTGCGGATTAATACTTTTTATTGTCTGGCCTGGGTGCAGGGTAACAATACTACCTGGATTGAGATATTCATTTTCGTAGTACTCTACCCCGGAACGGTTGGAAATAACTTCACTGTCATTAGTGTCAGAGGTTTCGATGAATGCCATCGACGATGCCCCGACCAATTTAGACATCAGGGAGGCCCCTAAGAATTTGTCCAGCTCTTTGAGGGTACTCACACAGGCACTGATATCCGGCAGACCACGCTCCTGATTAGGGAACGAGGGGACGAAATAATGAATCATCTCATCTGCGGGGACGCGTTCTGGATCACCCGAAATATATGAATAGGTACTTGGGGAGTACTGCATAATGTAATATGCAATTGGACGTCTGAAACGATCATATTCAATCCCGTTCGATACGTATCGCCCATCACTAAGTACCTTATTGGTATTAAACGGCACGCTGAGCGGGTCAATCATTTCTATCCGTAATTCACCATTAATAATATGGAACCGTGCAAACGCTTCACCACAAATAGCACGGGTATTTTCAAGCTGTGCCTGAAATGTGCTGATATCTAAAACCGAAGCGACATCAAATCGATCTGGAGACTCAGCCCATTTATAGAACGTGTTCTCCAGATACTGATTTAGTTCGCTGTCTTTTTCCGAATCATTGTGAATATGAACATCAGGACGAATACAGAGTCCTGACGATCCGCATACACCCGCCGTGCTCACGCTCGCGTACTTCTTCGCAATTGGGTTTTCTACCGCCAGATACCGTGATTCAATCATACGGTGTTGCAGAGTACGGTTGATGACCTGGTTGATATCCCCACCTACGAACGCCCCACCCAGCCCCAGGGCCTGTGTAATCTGGTTGCGTTGTCGTGTGACGGCATCCAGCTCCCGTTTCATGTTCTTTTCAGTCAGTTTTCGCTGAACCGGGACCACAGGAGATTTAACCTGTACAGGTTGTTCTTTCTTTTTATTGAATCCGAACATTAGTAACCCCGCTTAAATGTAGTAATGCTTTTAATGGGATTACCGTCATTCTTACTATTGATTCGTAATAATTCTGCGTTTGCTTGTTTAACGTATTTGGCTCTGATGATGTAGAGATTAGTGAGTGTCTCATTCATCAGAGTTTTGTTATTGATTGTAGTACTGAGTACTCCACCGTTATGAAGGCGTGCTTCTACTACTGCATCAATCTCTTCAATAATTTTCAAAAGCTGGTTGTACTTTGAGGTGATATTAATTGGATTTAATACCTCAAAGATTTTTACACTCATTCCATTACTACTGATCACAACCGTAGTCATTCCTTCCGCCCAGGTTGATGTATCAATATCTGAATAAGGGTAGCTGTAGTTATATTTCGTACCATCGGCAGTTATGATTTCTACACTTGAATCGGCGGGTAAATTAATCAGAATTGTTTCACCAACGTAAACGATCTGAGTAAAATCTATCAAACGTCCTGTAGTAGTTGCAGATTTAGCTATTCTAGCTCGTGCCATAATTTATCCTTAATTATTAAACCACCCTCCACTTTTTCGTTTAAAGGGATTAGGCTTCACAACTTTATTTATTGGTTTTTGTTCCGGTTGCTCTTCATTACGCAGGCGATGATTAAACATTCGCAATTCGGCAAATGGTTTAGTCCCGAGCTTATTCAAGTACCATTTGCTGCAAATCAATGCATAATTCAGAGTGTCCAGTGCTTCATTTCGGTCATTATTACTCTGAGTTTTCTTCTCCCAGACGTAAGCACCATTTTTTACAATACGTTTTTCACTGGTGAGCTGAATGAAATAATCATCTGGTAATGAATGAGAGAAATAAATGCGGGTCGGTTGTTCCTCGCCTGGGTCATGTACGGCAACATTCAGTAGTTTTGCAATGAGGTTTTTACCCGCGTTGACGTTCAGCATCTGAAGATGCCTTCCCCCTGTTTTGGACTCTTTAAACAAATCGGCGTGCGGCTGGCCCACACCCTTTATAGGGGTGAATACATTGCGGTTTCGCTGCTTATACTTTTGTGCAACACGACACAGGACATCGACTGCGGATCCGTTCCCTGCGTCGATAAAACTTGCGAGGCGATAAACCGGATGGCCTGAAACGGTTTTGAAGTTAGAAGTACAAAATCGATATAACTCATCGTATACGGGACTCTCAACCTTTAATGTATCAAGTGTTTCAAATGAACGATGATCAAGGACAAAAATTTTCTTTTCATTGTCCGTAATACCAATTGTAGTGACCTCAAGTCTTGATTGTTGCTGATCAATCCCCTGAAATATTGCTACAATTTCGTCTGGAATATGATGAATATCAAATGAATCATCACGTAAGTTTTCCAGTACTGGCAGTTCAATTTCCTTATTGAACTCGTCTGTATAGGGCAACCCCAGGCTATTATTCCAGAAGGTTCTTTGATCAAAATTAAAATGTGCGTCTGAGAACTCTTGTAGGATGGATTTTATTGTTACCAGCGGACTATATAATCGTGATATTTGATATCCTGCTACATCATTGACATCGGGATTCGTCGCCTTCCAGTGCCCCTTCTTAATTGCCCGTACTCTTTGTGAGTCGGTAATAGGTTCACGGCACGCTGAACATTCCAGTACTGCACTTTCCGGATCGGCTTTTGCACGCCTTCCCCCATCAATCTGTTTCCATTCAAACTTTACGTTTTCCCAGAGTAATTCCTGATATTCTTCACAATGAGGACATGGGATAAAATATTTTCGTTGATCACTTAATTCGTACTGCTGTGTGATTAGGTCGCCTGGTTCGATGGGCGTTGAGCTAATCATTATTAAATGATCGGGGATCATTTTCACACGTTGTTCTGCGAGGACGAGCGGATTACCCTCAGGTGAATCTGGATCCACTGAAGATACTTCATCGAGAAAGACATATTTACAACTCACAGATCGAAGCTGACTGGGGCTGTTTAATGAAGAGAAGTAGATTTGAGTACCGTCTACGTTCTCTTGTTGCGTTGCGTTGTTCGTTTTCTTCTTGTTGCTCTTATCAACTGCCAGTTCTTTAAGTGTTTCACTACTGTTAAGTACTCTGTCCCATTTACCAGTACGGAATTTTCGCGTCATGGTCTCTGTTTGAGTGGCAAACAGCATATTACCCGGTACGTTTTTCATGAGATAAAATGCTGAGTTCATCAGTGTAGTACTTTTCAAAAGCTGTGCAGAGGACATCAGTACTACGCGGCGAATGTTTGGATCGGTAATTTTATTGAGAGGTTCTTTCTGAAACTCAAACAGCCTGACCTTCTGTGATTGCATGGGGCCATCAGGAAATATTAAATTTTCCTCTACCCAGTCCGATGGTTTAATCTTCTTTGGTGGCTGAATCGTTGGAAGAGCTTTCCTCAGAATCCGTTCTATTTTGTTCATATTTAAACTGTCCTATTTCCATTAGTACAGAATCGATTTTGTCCTGTAATAGTTGCCTCATCTCAAGAGGTGTTTCACATTCAGCAAGCTCAAGGTATATTCCGGTAGGGATTGATCGCATTGCATTCTTCATCAGAAACAGATGCTGTGTTAGCAGTTCAGTGACTTCATCTGTATCAACTAATTTCCCTTCTTTTTGTAATTTTTCTAACTCGGCTATATCTGCTTTAACTCGCGTGAAGCGAATATCCTCATCTAATTGCAATTCTTTTTTCTCTAAAAGAGATTTAGGCTTAAGATGATTTTCATAAATCCACTCATCGATTTCTTTCTCGCTCGCTTTGATATTGAATCCACGACGTTTCCAGTCACGCGAGACAGTACTCCTATCGACACCGTAACGGCGTGAAAGTACTTCAAGGCTCACAGTGCCTTTTACGGTATTTGCCATATATAAAAATCCTTTGATTGATTTTGGTTTTAAAACTCATACGCATTTAACACATCGGGCGGCGAAAACTCGCGTTCTTTGGCGAGTTGTAACAATCCCTTTCAATGCGTCTGTATCGCTCTGTAGGCGTTTATTTTGTTGAAGATGAACGCAGGTATATGTCATACCCAGCCCCTCTCCCGTCGCGTCCTGTAAGCTATTTATGGGCATAAAAAAACCCACAGCATCACTGCTATGGGTTATTTATCATTTCGCATGAGTTAGAGACTGACTTCAATTTTCTTGCCCGGTTCAGCTTCACCTTCGAACATCACAGCGTTATCTATTGTTCTGATGATCTTAATAGTGAGTACGTCAGTACTGCTACTGTTCACCGCCGTGAGGCTGGCATGTTCTCGAATTTCATAGGCCACAGCATCATCTATACGATAGCTGACAGTACTGAAAGCGTAATGATCACCGCCATAAGTTTCTGTAATGCCGGGGCTATCAATGTTTATTACTGAACTTCTAAAGCAGCTATCAATATTATTTCCCTGCCCACATTTAATTAATGCAATGTACGGATAGTCAGGTAATTCATTCCCTGCCACATGGCAACAGACAGCCATTAGCACGAGAGCTAATAAAGTTTTCATTTATATCCATCAAAAAGAAGGCCGCCGCCGGGCGGCCCATGCTACATGAGCAAATGAACCTTATTGAACACAGTAGGCGAGTACAGTCCAGAGCACGCCCACACCCCAGCATCCTGGAGTAATTTCCGCTGATTAAAATCGGATGCCCGTACTACTACCTTGCCGCTGTATCGCCTGATGTTATTAATCAGTACCGGGAATGTTTCCTTGAGCATCTCTGTACTGGAGAATGACTCACTAAGAACTGCTACCTCACAGGACTGTGTAAACGGAACATCATTCCCCACCTCGCCGAGCCATACCGCGTTAGTTCCTCGGGAAAGATCATCAATGGCTGTGTGCAGCCCCTGGTCTAGCTGGAGCGTTACGAATGGTAGTTTTGTCAGTGCATAACGACAGGAGCTGTCAAATGCCATGAGAGCGGCTTCATCGTCGTCATTGATGACAATCGAGCAGAACAGGCCACGACGTTTGAAAAATGCTGCTTGGCTATTGATAGCGGTGAGCATATCGAACAGATGTGTACGTTTCTGCTCAATAGTTGTTAAGGGAGCGGAAATCTTCTCCAGAATCTGGACTCCCAGAAGTTTTCCTGTTGCCGGATCTGTAATTCTGTCTACATACATTCTCATGCTCCTAAATCACATAAAGTACTGATATAGATCGTTTTTTCATGAATTTTTGTCAAGAATAAATCGTGTTGACCCCCAGGTTCCGGGGGTTTTTGTGTGCATTTTGACCTAATGTATTGACAGGTTGTGTCACCAGTTTCTGGCCTGGAATGGTTTATTCACTACGGTACTGGGGGGATGGCTACGATGGGGATTTAGAATGCGTGAAACAGCTGTACAATGAAGATTGTTAGTTTGATGCTCAATTTGAACTGCCATTTAACTATGAAAAACATTCTTTACAATTTTGTTTTAATAATGGATTATCATTAGCCAAAACATAGCAGTCATAATCAAAATCACATGAGGTTGCAATAATGAACGATAATTACACCCAATCCAATAGTGAAGTCTTTATCACTGGACTTGACAGAGAACTTTCCATTTATTCTATTCCTTATCACATAGAATGCTTTAGTAAATTAGTGTTTGATCTTTCGAAGCAACCTGAAAAAGAATGGATTGATGTATATCTTAATGAAGCAAAGAAATATCGCACTAAAGGTATAAGGGAAAAATTTTCATTCGAAGGCACAAAGCTTACGATTTCGGATGCTGAAGTAAATATTAGTGACTTACAAGATTATATTGATGATTTAAAGAATAGCATCAATATTGCAAACGAATTAATTAAAAGTAAGATTGAACGAGATCAACGAAGAATTAATGATTTTAATAGTACACTTGATGATCTATGTTTCTAAATAACATTATGCCAGTACTGAATGTACTGGCATCATTTATCAGCTAATTTTTCTATAGAAGATGATTAAAAATATTGCGGAGTACGTTAGGGACATAGTTATTAATTTACTTGAATCCGCTTGTTCTGAGAAGAGAATGTGAGCAATCAAAGTGCACATATAAAAAGCAAGAAATAATAATAACCAGTACATCAAGTATCTAATGAACTTCATAATAATTCGCAACATCATAATTAGTTTAATCGCGTATTGTACAACTATCGATCAAACCGCAAACCTACGTGTTTAGGTAGTTTTGTTAATATTTTGTTTACAGATGTTTATTCAATGTTAAGCTGCCCTGGAAAACTATGTTGTACCCGTGTTGGCTCATTTGAGAGGCCAGTACTGTTAAGTACTGGCATTTTTTACGCATAGTGCAGCAGTACAGTAGTTATTGAAGAAACCATAGCGATCAGGCCCGTAGCTATAGCAAATGGATACCATAGCGGCTCTCTACTCAGTTTGTCTGTTGTAGCTCGTAGGCTGGCGATTTGCTCATGTATGCGTTGCAGTTCAGTAATGTTCATACGCTGCTCCTGTTGTCGTGTCTGTCTGCATTATAGCAAAATTACTTTACTGTAATTAGGTAATGTATTATGTTCATTGTTTAGCATTCCACAAACAAGAAAAAAAATGAGTAATCATAGGCCTACAACATTTAATTCTAAATCGAAACGAGTTCCAATAATAGTAGTGCCGGGTTTTTTAACAGCTAACGATGAGCAGTGGGGTGCATTTGTAGCGAAAACAACGGGGCATCCTGTGCATTTATTAAATTGGGAGTCATTTTCGAACTCTAAAATGCTTGCACACGCTTTCAAATCCATTTTTATTCGTGGTTGGTTATCATCACTTACTACACCAGTTGAGTTGTGGAAGAAAGCGTGTAAAGAAGTTGATAAAGTCATATTATCCATATCAAACTACATCACTGACAATTTTCATGACACGCCCTTTATTTTACTCGGTCATTCTCTTGGAGGTAGAATCGTATCTGAAGTAACCTTTTTGATTGATAATAAGAACCTGCTCTCTACAATTGTTATTGCAGGTGCTATCAATAGATTAGATTTCGATACTATTACTCGTTCCAAAGATAATATCCCATCTATTGGCTACATCAATTTTTTTAGCCAGAACGACAAAATACTAAGCAACTTTTATAGAGCAGCTAGCCTATATCAGGAAACACCGATAGGAATGGTTAATTCTAATGGTCAAAGAGTCATTAATAAAGTTACAGACTTAGGCCACAGTGAATATCTCACTAATGATTATTTCCGCCGCGAGTTAAGTAAATGTATCTATTCGATTCAAAACATATATGAAAGCGATCTGGCCCCTTCACGCCCATTGGTAATGGGGTAATTTCAACAGTACTATACCCTGCATAAACTCTTTATCACTGCATGTACTGTACTCTACGTGCAGTACATCAGCTTCGTCATAGAGTAGTGTCATGGTGATCTCACTACTGTCTTCAATCACCTCATGCAGTTCCTGAAGTACTGCCAACATCTCAACGGGATCATCATAGCGGGGTACGTAGAACTTTGTGGATACACGTCCCCGCTCTTCATTTTTATTCATCATAAATCCTTTTAGGTATTTATGACAGATGTAAAAAGGCGGCATACGCCGCCTGCTCTTCCATAAAAGAAACGTATAATAACGCACTATGCTGATTTATCGTTCAGTCTGGATAGGCTGAGTATACAACTTTTTTGAATTGTACTAAAAGTTTCCGGCCATCAAGACCGCTATGATCTTTCTGTTTAAATTCCTCATAATATTTCGCAGCGATACCATTAGGTTTGCCCTGAGTATTCATATAGAAGTCCTGTCCCTTCCATCTAGCATTGAATGGGTATGCCTCTTGATACTCAGCGGAATATTTACGTAACAAGATATCAACGTTTTCCATTTCTGGATCATGAGCCAGCACTCTTTTATAAACCTCACTGTTACGAATCTCCGCACTGAGTTGTTTATTAATGGACGTACCCGTTACGGTTTCTCCTGTCTCTTCATCGACAATTTCAAGCTGGAACGTTTTATTGTTACTTTTTGTACTTTTTGTACATTTTACAGTGCTCTTAATCCGTAATGGCTCAACAGCATTACTGATCGTGACTGCGGCCAGTAGTTCGGCGATAGATTCAAAAACAGTAGACTCACCTACTGCTGCTGTGAGTGCATTTAAAGCTTCTTGTCGGCGTTTATGCTGCATATCAACAACATAACCACGCAACGTAGTGAGACGAGTAATCAGCTCGTCTAGCTCATCAATGCTAATCCCTGCGTAATGTTTACGGCGTTCCTCATCAGATAACAGCACATTAATATCAAAGCCATGCTGCATTACTGGACGGATGATTTGTGAAGTAATAGTCTTCATGGAAATCTCAATTAGGAATGTTTTATAGCTAATTTATTAGCTATTCACACTTACGTCAATATGCTTTTCCAATATTAACACAAGTCATTGATAATTAAAGCTTTATAACTCTACTCTCAACTGCAATGCCAACGTGGTTTCTTGAGTAGATATATAGATTAGCAAATCAAAACGAACCGCCCATCATCAATAGCTAATGAAAGTGACAGTTAAATTACTTAATGACTGATTTATCCCTTCTTCAGTACTGCTGATTAGGATAAAATGTAACCATATCGCACGTGTGGATTCAGTGGAGGGGAAATGGATCAAGAACCAGAAGTTGAAAATTTAGGTGCTTTTTTCAATGAATTTAATAAGGAATCTGATCGGGGAGCTGTGCTACTAGCTGCATCAATCCTTGATGAATGGTTGTCAGATATCCTTGGAGCATACCTGATTGAGGGGAAGAGTAGTGATACCCTACTTAAGGGGTTCAACTCACCGCTAGGTACGTTCGCATCACGAGCGGCAATGGCTCACGCTCTTGGGCTTCTAATGGATCATGAGTATGAGGAAATTACAGTACTGAGAAAGATCCGTAACGAGTTTGGTCATAGTTGGACAGGAGTTTCTTTTACAAGTCCTAAAGTTGCAGCCTTATTGGATAAGCTCCCCTGGTTAGGACCTGATAGCGTTGAACGTCAGCCTAAAAATAAGTTCATGTTTTTCGTAGCAATATTTCTCTGTGACCTGCTCTATCGCAAACGCCTTGTTGCTTCACATAGATTACAGAAACGAGAATGGGGGAGCCGTGCACGGCATAGTATTATTGGGCATACATATTAATCCACGGCACTGATATTGGGGTAGTGGAAAATATCCGAGAAATACCCATATAATATTATATGGGGTTTTAACGGAGTTTTTTATTGAATCCATTAATAACTGAGCGATATCTACGTGTTTTTCGAGTTGTACGCAGTACAGCGAGAACAAACATGTAGATATGCGAAAGTACTCATGAGCGTAGCGATTGAGTACTCTCAATTGATTTCACTCTATATTGAGACACAAAACATCGCTTCGCTCTGTTTCGGTCTGATAATTTGCAGTAGTTCCGCTTCGCTCACTACTACAAATGATCATTTCCTCTTTCATTTACTGATTAGAGTCCTTATCTGTACTGATAGATAACTGTTGAAGTTGAACTCAACTACGCTTCGCTCCGTCTTAGAAGTGCTGCCGCCCTCCGGTTGCCCGCTCGTGTAGAACTCGCCCACTACTCCCCCGATCCCTTACAAGTACTGTCAGTGCTATGGACAATAAAAAAGGGAGCTTAAGCTCCCTTTCTCTCTTCTAACAATTTTTCCAGAAGTAATTTTTTCTGGTCCTCATCCAGTCCGTACTTACCCGACATTTTGTTCACGTATTTTGCGATCTCTTCAAGAATACGTCCTTTAGTACGCACCCATTTACGAGCAGCATCACGCACCTTTGCAGGCAACTGAGAGGCAGGACGTCCGGCACGGTTTACCACCGCATCTATCCCAGCATCTATGTACTCATAACTCCCAGCACCCTTGATACTGTAAGCCTGGTTCTCATCAAATACGTATAGCGATACGCTACTACTGGATTGGTAGTTGCGTAGGTTTGTACGGTACACGAACTGATTGATAGCCTCGTACTCGTACTGATGTACTACATCCCCATAGGTATGGCCCAGTACCGCCTCTATGTGCTTTGCCATTGCATCATCGACTTTCATTGAGACCATACAGGCCGCTACGGTGTGATCTTGTAGATGGTTCATACCTCGTTGACATGGCGTAATGTACTTGCCAGTAATGTTCCAGTACTGCTTGTACGCTTCATTACACGTCCATAGTAATGGCCCGCTCTCCCTTGCATTGATGTACTCACCGATACGGGTCATCATGTTATTAGGTTTATCCCTTTCTGCCTTGAGACGGGTACTACTGAGAGTATTATTTTTGGCAAAGTACTTAACGGTTAAACGCTGGTTGTTCGTATGGTTAGGTACTAGTTCATGTTTGTACTCTTCAAAAAGATGGCAGTACTTTTTATAGATTAGAGAATTTTCAAAATCATTGGCAAAGTAGATTATCTCCACGCCATTATTCACATAACGTTCCAGGTCATAATAACCAATGATGAAAATGCGTTTACAGTTTTCGTCGCTAAACACTGTACTATTGATAACTATATTATGATAGTACTTAAACCGCTCATAATTCTGTTTTATTTTATGAAGTACTTCAGAGCCAATGTCATCGTTAAGACTCGCGTAGACATAATTCCCGTCATCAGATACTGAGGTAACATTGAACAGTTTTGCATATAAACGTGCTGGTAGTGACTCATCACTGGTATCAATCACGTCGCTCTGAAATGCAAAATAATCTACACAGTCGTCCATGAATACGCTCCATGATTTCAATAACTGTGGTTTGAGGCGGTAAAACATTTTATCCGTAATGAAAATCACCATCTGATTCTTTTCAATGAGTTCCTTATTGATGGACTCAAGTAAATTTTCATGTGTTTCATGGTTCATGATTAGACCAAAACCTAAACTGTCACGGTATTGCTGCTGTAATTGCTTCGATGGCACTACAACAATGAAATGTTTTGCTGGGTTGTCATTGATAAATTTAATTATCATGCGTGTTTTTCCTCCGCCGCATTGCAGAGAAACATAGTAGAGTTTTTCATAAATAGACATAGTTAGATCCTTCTATAGAGTTGATTAAAACCAGCGTCCGGCTGGTGATATAAGGGCAGTACTGATAAGTTTCAGTACTGCCTTTTTTTATTTGCTCTTTCCTTTCACGATGTATGTGTATACCGCTCTTGCAGTAGTGCGGTCATACTTTGCATTGAAATGTTCAGTTAGCCTTATCAACGAGTACTTGCCTGATGCATATGTATTTTTGATTTCATTTTTTTGTTCTGGAGTGAATCGAGGGTTTCTTTTTTTTCTTATTGCTTTCCGTATGTTTTCACTGGGAGTTATCCATTGTAGATTATTGACATTGTTATTGTGTTTATCACTATCTATATGATCAACTACAAGTTTCTCTCGTGGATTATAGGGTAGGAAAGATTCAGCCACTAACCTATGTATTTCTATAGGAAGTGTTTTCCTGACTCCATTTTCAAGTATAGACAGCGTAACCTTGAAATAACCATTGCTCTTGCCTAGGCTATTTGTGAGTGTCCTACCTGTTTTATTGTTCCTTACGTTTCCATACGAACTCACCTCATAGTTTTTGTATTTTGTTTGTTTCCAAAATTCCATTTTGCACCTTCGCTCTTCTTTGAGCATCGAAAGCACTTTTCTCAGTGAAAGTGCCAAACCCTATGTAATTTGTTCTACATTTCTATGTAAACAATATTTCGAAAAATGGGCTGCAATCAGCCCACGATTTGTTGTTTGTTGATCAGGTAATGAATAGCTGCACTACGCGTCTTCGCTAATCCTTGTTCAACCATCTTGTCCAGTACTTCAACCTGCCGCTCATTGAGCCTAACCGCAGTACTGAAAGATTTGTTCTCTTTCAT